TTGAGAAGCTACGTGCAAACTATGGATTAAGTCAGCTTGACGCTGGAAATGTGCCAAATTCAAGTACGCAATATCCAGTAAAGGTGGCTTGCTCGTCAAAGTATCCGTCTTACCCGAATAAACACTAACTAAAGGCACTTCACCTAAAGAAAACTCCCCAGAATCCACTAATTCATAGTTTTTTTCATTCTCTGGGCCATCAAAATTACCTGCATAACTACTATCTTCCAAATTAATTAGATCTTTTTTAGGTGAAACCTTCCTGTAAATACTAAATTTACCTGGTTCGATCACCCTGACTTGATCAAAGACCTGTTCACCAAATTCTCCTGACGGTACAACAGCCTTTTCAGCAATTCTCACCTGTATCAAGCTGCCATAATTGACTTCTCGATCTAATCTCCAACCATAAATATTCGTTGGATCAATTTCTATCCAATATGGCCTTCTATTTTGCGCTCTTTCTTCTGCCAGACTTAATGCCCCTGTTGGTGCAGGGTAATCAACTAAAATATGACTCTGACCATAAGTCAAAGAACAAATAAGCACCCTTCTCGCATACTCATCTAAATCTGATCCACATCCATCAACATCTTTAGCAAAAACATCAGTCCAATATGGATCACCTATTAAAGCAATAGGCTTCCTCATGATTAAACCTGTTGCTGCTCTAATTAATCGCTGCGTATATGGTGAAAATACTGCTCGATTTACTCTAGATAAATAAGCTGTGTAATCCTCCCGTGGCTCAAGAGGAAGAAAAGCTTCCGAATTATCTCTTAAATATTCAGTCCCATTCGTAACGGCCTTCATAATTTCCCACCCCTTTACCATGTCCATCACTGCACGGGTGCGAGTGAATGGACTATCAGAACCACCTACACTGGTAGAACTTGTAATGTTGGTACGAATTGGGCCAGGTACAGAGTACGTCACGAAATTACCCCGTTATTGTTTATTCCTTAAATAGACGCAGTTAATGTTCCATTCATTTGGAAACTGATGTTTACAACTTGTAAATCACCAACAGTAGTTGAAAATTCTGCTCCTGTGACAATGCCGTTAAATGCAAGTTTCTTAGAACCTGAAGTTGCTAAATATAACTCAAATTGTGCGTCAGCAGGATCTTGAGCTGTTAAAACATCACTCAAAAATTCTGCTGTTTCATCACCAGAAGTTGCTGTATAAAGCAATTCAACAGAACCACTACCGTCAATAAAACTACCAACATACGCTCTAGTAGAGGCTCCCTGTGCGGTTGTTTCTAAAACATCCTTTGTTACAGAAAAATTCCAACTCCGTGTAGAGGCAACAGCACCAACTGTTCCAGTGCCATTTTTGAACTTAACGGAGCCTTCTTCGCCACGATAGAAAGCCATGATCTAAAATAAAAATAGACTATTTCTAATAGTCTAACTTGTACTCTCTACTTTTTCAGCCTTTTTTGTAGAAGGTTTTGATTTATTAGCCATATATTGCTCGCAACGTCCATCCCATAAACCCGCAATCCTCTTCCCTTTGATTTTTTCAACAATGTCTAGTTGCTCTTTAGTCAGCTCCATAGTTACTTCCCTTTAGTTTTCTTAGTAGAAGCCTTTTTGGACTTCTTATTCCCCTTTACCTTAGCTAAATACCCTTCACATCTCTTCGTTCCAGCAGACTTCTTCATTTCCTTAGTAAATTCTGTACCCAGTCTGCCCTAAAGTCTCAGGTTTTGCCAAATTGAACTGTTGTAAACATAAATAACCGAAAGCATCAAAAGCATGATCAACACCAAGGTTTTTATTAGGTAGACCCGTATTCGGTGCATAAGTCAACGTCCTTAAAGACTTAATTAACTGTTTACATCTTGGGTGAATAAACGTCCTCCTACTACCACTCGCATCTAATAAAGCCGTATTAACAGCAGTAATCTTATCCCTTATCTTCCACGGTGCTTTCGGACTTGAAACATTAAATCCACTCCTCCTTAAAATACTATGATCAGTTGCACCAACTCCACTAGTTTTCCTCGCTCCACCTGTAGGGTCAGGACATGCTATTACTCGTCTATCTACCCCATATCTCCTCGTCACTTCTTCTGCAAAGTCCCATGTGGTTGCCCCACCTGTGAGCATGATTTCGTCAAACACATACAAATTCTCCCCATCCCTTACCGCACATATTCCTGACATCGGATCTACGTTAAAGTCAACTCCTAAAAGTATTGGCATCACATTAATATCCTTCGCATCAGTCGAAATATTCGCATCTCCAAAACTAACAGCAACTAACCCAGTTAAATTCTCAAAACTTGCCTCAAACTCCTGCCGAAACGTTCTCCCATCTAACTGCGCCCTAGCTGCTTCAACTTCCTCCTCTGGTACATTCCCCCCCTCAATTGTCGTATAGCACCATCTCTGCCATTCCCCCGTAGGATCACTCGCCGTACAACACCATAAATCATAAAACCAACTCGCCGTCCCATCAGGTGTACTAATAAATAACGCCCAACCCTGTTTATCAGCTAACGCAGGTCTAATTACCTCAAACCACACCTCCGAACTCATAAAAGCAGCTTCATCTAACACAACTCCCGATAAACTTCTTCCCCTCAATGCCATCGCATTTTCTGTTCCCTTCAGTTCTATGGAGGAACCATTAACAAGGTCAAGTCTCAAATCTGTCTCATTCTTTGCCGCTATCCATACCTTCGGAACCAGTTTCTTCAACGCTTTCCACGCAATATCCTTCGCCATCCGATATGTAGGCGCACAATAGAAAAATGTCTCCCCTGGTTTCTCAATCGCTCCCCTCAAAAGCTCAATACAACTCAAATAACTCTTCCCAAACCTCCTCCCCGCTACCAACACCCTAAACCTCTTCTCACTATTAAATACCTCCCCCTGTGCCCACCTTAAATTAATTTCTGGTGCAGATTTTACCGTCATACATTATCATTTTTATTAATAATACTAGCTCCCCCTAGTCCCGTGGCATCTAAAGACGAAATCCTAGCTAGAAGACAACGCCTATACCGTAGACAATCTGATGGTATGCCCGCTAGACAACTGGTCATAGACCACGCTAGTCGTGAAGGCATCACCGAACGTACAGGCTGGGATGATTGGGATCAAATTAGAAAGTGGAATGAAGAAGATTGGGCCGTAGAACGTGGCTCAGTAATAAGCCGTATCCAAACTATGCGCTTCCGTGCCATAGATAAAGCTATGAAAAAAGGACAACTCCAAACAGTTGCTCAACTCCTAGCTGACATGGGCAAAGTCGTAGGTGAATCAGTCGAAACAATTAATGTCCAAGCACCCGAACTCTCTATCAAGGTCGAAAAGAAAAAATCTTGATTTCCAATATATATTTAGGGTACCCGCAACCTGTAAGCAATAAAAAAAATTCGCTACCCTACCCCCTAGGCAATATTACCTAGGGATTATTAAAGGGTTTTTGATTTTTTTAGACTGTAAGCTCCATAACAGTGTGTCTGTAAGCTCCGTATTTGTTGTCTAGGTGGTCTTTTTTTCTCTCTGCACCCTTTCGTGTCTTATTTGGTTTTCCTGTCGCTACAAGCTCAGGGTTCCCAGTTGCAAGACTTCTTTTATCTGAGATAAAAAATACTTGATACATTTTTGTTTAATTTTGGTTTGTTTACTCTTTAATAATATCTCATCCTTAAGCCAATAGCCTATAAAATTAATATTATTTAATAATTTCAAATTGTTAATTAATTATTAATAATTTATTTTCTACACTATTCGTGTAGATTCTGATGTATAATTAATCTATACAAAACAATTTCAGTTAATCAGCTAAAAACAACCTCATCCTTTCGCCTAACTCCAATAGTTGGCAAGCGTCACACCAAAACATCTTTCCTGTACGCACTGCAAAGGATACATTAAAAAACCAAAACCCAAACCAATCAAAATGAAATTTTTAATTATTCCAATTAGTTATTTTTTACTGATAGCGTGCGGCGTTCATACGCTTAGTAATTCACTTTCTGAGATTACGGAAAGAGATTGTATCAACAGTAATAATCCTTATTCGTCGGCTTGTCTATATCTATCTAGGAGTAAGTAAGAAATGAAAACAACTAAAGAATTATTTGAGGATCTAGAACAAGACGCTTTAAGCATTATTGGATGTTCTACAAGTTTATTAGATGCAATAAAGGCAAGAGATAAAGAGATAGAAGATTTAAAACTACAACTACAAACAATCAATCACCCTTTAAAAAAATGATCGAATTTAATCAACCTTACGAGTATCAAGGGAAACTACCTCAAGAAATTAAAGATGATTTTTTTGAGATAGCAGAAGGTAATGAGCTTTATGTACTTAGAGCATTAGCTAATCAATTAAGCACGGATAAACTAGGCGAGTTTATAGATGATCATGCAATGGGCAGGGTATAAGATGAAAAATAAAATAAACTTATCTGATGATTCTTTATTCGAGATCATATCAATTTTAAGGCATGATCTCGATGCATGGGCTGATTTTTATACTGACAATTGTCCCTTTGATTGTGAGGTAGATAATATTAGTCAAGTATCAACTAATGAATTAAAAAAGCATATTTCATGGAAAATATTAAATCAAATTAATAAAAGTAATTTTTTTAATACTCAAAAAATTGCTAAAGACTGGCAAATAAAGAGAATAAGAAAGGATATAGATAAAGCATTAAACCCATGGAATATAGAGCAGTTGAAAGACTGCTAAACAAAAACAAACCAATGAAACAAACCAATGAAAGACCTATTAAAAGTTAGTTCAGGTAATGCCAAACTAAGTAATAGAAATATATTTTCTATTCCTGCGGGCCTTACCTGTCCTAAAGCTCGACTCTGTAAGAGTTGGGCTAAAGTTATCAATGGAAAGAGGCAAATAGTTGACTCTGATACCACTTTATTTAGGTGCTATGCGGCGAGTCAGGAGAATCAATATCCAGTGGTTAGAGATAATCGTATATATAACTTTAAAGCGATTTTAAAAGCTTTAAGGCGTGGCAATGCAGTTGAATTAATAGATAAAAGTATTGATAAAAATTTAAAGATTACAAGAATCCATGAAAGTGGGGACTTTTTTAGTTTGGATTATTTAAAAGCATGGTTAGAAGTAGCTAGAAAGAATCCTGATAATATATTTTACTGCTATTCCAAATCGCTTAGTTATTTTCTAGATTTGGGGATACCTAGTAATTTTCTAGTTACTGCGAGTTGGGGTGGCTATGAAGATCACTTAATAGAATATTTTGAAAGAGATTCTAGAGTAGTTTTTAATGAAGATGAAGCTAAGAAACTAAAACTACCTATTGATCATGATGATTCAAACTGTTTAAAAAAGGGTAAACATAGTTTCTGTCATTTATTACACGGTACTCAACCTAAAGGAAGTGAAGCAAGTAAAGAACTAGGAAAGAGAAGAAAACTTAAAAAGAATAATAAATCAATCTTTACAGGTTACTCAAAATGAATAATGCTCAAAAGTTCGATCACTTAAAAGAAGAAATCAAACTTTTTATTGAAGAAAAAAAAGTTGATGGATTAATTGATTCAGATATTAAAAAAGAAATAGCCAAACCTGAAAAAAAAGGTGGTTTTGGCGTAACTTTAAGAACTGCTCAACGATGGTTCCTAATATTAAATGATCCTCAAATAGGAGACTATGAGACTCTAGGGAATAAGCAAGAAGTAAATAGAAAAGGATCAAGCTTAATCCATGAAAACTTAGAACGATTGGTATTAAGTGAGGATAAAGAAGAAAGATCAATTATAAAAGAAGAAATAGAGATTATTACTAAGGCATTAAAAGGAGTCAATACAATTAGAACTTAATTACTGTCGTAACGACTGTCGTTTCAATTGCTAAACCAATAATATATAACTAATTATTAATTTATTCTATACTATTAGCCTATAGTTATCTATAGGCTTTTATAATGGATATATACCAAACAAAACAAGTTTGGAAGTCCATAAACAGGAAGACTTAAAAAGCTGCTGGTAGGGAACCGATAAAAGACACCTACACCACAACAGAATTTAGTTAGTCAGGTTTAACTATTTTCAATAAACCAATTAAAACAATGTCAAACCAATTTTCAGAAGAATACTATGAAAGACTTAAAGAGTCTTTCGCTGATAAAAATGTAAGTCTAGAAATAGATTCAATAGAATTTAATGAAGCATTTAAAGAACACTTACAAGACTTAGAACACTTTAATAATCATCCTTCATTAAGTGCTTATGATAGAAATCCATCATTAGCAGGTTAGAAAATGAAAAATAATATTAATGAAAAATTAGAGGATAAGTCTGCTAAAAAAGCAGAGTTAGAAAAGCAATGGTTTGCAAGACAAATCACAACTAAAGAATTTCAAGATTCTATGAATGCCTTGGATGGAATCCAGGTAGTGAATGGAGTAATCATGAATGTCGATTTGAATGAAAAAATATCATGAATGGAAAAATCATCTTGAATGGCTCTGGAGAAGGAACTAGAAGGTTTTACTTGAATGAAAAATTTGAAAGAGTCTGGATAGATATGCCATCAACTGAATGGCAAAAGTATCACTCAAATCCACGTTACCCAAACAAAAATGAAACTAAAAAGAACTAGAAAAGAACGTACTTGCCATGAATGCAAGAAAACGATCTTAAAGAATGAAAGTTATGGGCAAAGATCTATAACTTTGGGATCAAAACAAGATGGAGAATCAGAATCATTTGATGGAGATTATTTAGTAGTGCATCAAATGAGAATCAAGGTCGATATATGTCAGGAGTGTGCAGCATGACTACTAACATCATCTCTGAAACTTCTTATTTTACTGATAAAGAACTGGAACTTTTTCATGAATGGGCAGAAAAGGAAATTAAATCTAGGAAAAGGATACCTAATGAAGCACATCAAGCAGGAGCATATGATATTGCAGCAAAAATATTAAGAGCGATATATGCAAGAAAAGAATCAAACATAAGCTTTAAAGACCAAAACTCATGAATGCGAAATATTACAATCTACATTTGACAAATATATATCCACCATGTAGATTGCATGTAGTTAAACACCTAATCAACCTGTATCAAGCCTGTATTATGGAAACTCAAGCAGTCGATATATCCAAGAAACTCATTGATTCATGCAAGCTTCATATGGCTGAATGGCACTCCCTCAAAGGATTTGTACATGACATGATCGCTCTTGGGATACAAACAAAATATAAGGACTTGACAACGTATGATATAATGAAAACCGACCGACAGAAAGAAAAAAAGAAAGAAGAAAGGGAGGTTTTCTATACTAGTAAAGTAGAGAATATAATAAATAAGGAAAAAAAGAAAAAATGGATTTTTACAGAGAATCAAATACCTGAAGATCTTCATTTTTGTAAAGATTTAGTCGTCAAGTTTTGGGCAGAAAAATCAGGAGCAAAGAGTCAAGAAGCATTTAAGCTTTTAATCGGGCCTAAAGGCTTAAAAGGAATTGCTACCAAGTACGGGAAAGGAACAGGTGTTAGTGCTGTCTTAGATCAGCTAGAAGAGGCCATAGCCAATAAATGGCAAAGTATTACCCTAAAGAACTACGAAGCCTTTGGAAGACCAAAGAACGCTGATAAGGAGCCTGTAACGAATCATCCAGCAGGAAGAGTCTTCAGGAATGGGAGGTTTGTCGATGACTAGACGAGTGAATGGCGTAAAAATCCCTGAACGCAAAACAACTTCTCCTCAATTCAGGTCTAAATGGTTAAAACTGATTGATTCTTACTCCTTAATTGAATGCCAAAAGCTTAAAGATCAAATTATGGGTAAGAAATGGAAGTACACAATGACTAATCCTTATTCAGTAGAAGAACGATTTGTTCTTGTCCTATTGAATAAAAGATTAGAAGCACCAATCAAGAGTTATCAAAATGGAACCACTCTTTAACAACCTTCGTTCAATCACTCTCAGGTTAAAGAAAGGATTACATACACCTAATCCTGCTAATCCCGATGTCCCTATGTGGACATTGGAGGATTTAGATGAACCGAGTCCAGGTTTTAAACACAACATTGAACAGGCAAATAAGCACCTTGATATTTTTCCGAGAGGTTATCAAGGTGTACGACACAAAAACCTAGCAAGAGAAAATCTTGCTCCTGAAGTAACTGAATCTGTAGAGGTTATTGACCCTAAAGATTTCCCAACTAACTAAAACAAATGAATCCTTTTGCAAAGTGGATGCACGTTCGTGCTTTAAAACGTACAGATCCTTGGTCTTCTTTTTGGCTTGATTCTTTACCAATTCATCGTAAAGAACCTGACCATAAATATATATGGGAGCCTACAAAAGAAGTTCTTTTATATTCAACAACTCAGGCTTGTAATAACAAAACACCAGAGGCTTTAGCCAATATTGAACGCTATAGATATGGCGTTAATGGTTGGGAAGCTAGAGGTAAAAAAGTTCACTGGTGTTTAGAACAAAAAATGTTAGGTGATCCTTCACCTGATCCTGAACTTTATGGTGAATGGGTTGAACCATTATTAAGTGATCCTTTTTGGGAAAACTTTGAACCTTGGGCAGTGGAATATATGTTGTGTGATCTTAAGAAGTCTGTTGGAGGTCAATTAGATCTTCTTGGATATGATCATGCGTCAAATCGTTTGATGTTGATTGATCTTAAATCTCAAAGCAAATCAGGTCGTACTTATTCAACTAATGCTCAATTAGGAAGTTATGTAGAGGCATTAAAAACACATCATGGATTAGAAGTTGATGTGTGTAAAACAGTTTGGGCTAAACCTGGAAAGACAACAATTGGTGATGATCAACCCGTTAATGAATGCCTAGATGCATGGCATAAAGCATGGGAAATATTTGAAGAAAAGCAGGAGGTTCTTTTTTGATGGAACTTAGGGAATATCAAACAACTGCTTTAAATGAAATCAAATCACATTTAAGAAAAGGCAGTAAAGCTCCACTTCTTGTCTTACCTACTGGTGCAGGAAAAACTATTGTTTTCTCTGAACTAAGTAAATATTTAATTGATCAAGGAAAAAAAGTTTTAATACTGGTACATCGAAGAGAATTGGTTATTCAAGCTTGTAGCAAGTTAGATGAAATCAATACCGAATATGGCGTAATCGCTCCATCTTATAAATCGACAGAAGATCCATTGCAGGTTGCTTCTGTTTATACATTATCTAGGCGTATGCACAAACTTAATTATACTCCTGATTATATAATTTTTGATGAAGCACATCACGTTGCAGCTAAGACATGGATTGAAGTGGTAAATAAATATAAAAAAGCTATCAGAATAGGAGTAACTGCAACACCTATTAGATTAGACAACAAACCGTTAGGTGCTTATTTTGATGTTTTAATTAAAGGCACAGAAGTTAAAGATTTGGTTGAACAAGGTTATTTGTGTAGTCATAAAGTATATGCTTCACCTTCTCAACCAGACTTTTCTAAATTAAAACTAAAAAGAAACGATTATCTGAAAAAAGATATATCAAAATTAATGAAAGATCCAGTTATCGTTGGTAATGCCATTGAACACTATAAAAAATATTTATTAAATAAACCTACTGTTGTTTTTTGTGTTGACATTCCACATGCTCAGACGATACTTGAAAGATTTTTACAAGAAGGTATTAAGGCGGCTCTTTTAACTGGTGATACTCCTCGAACAGAAAGGGATCAAATATTAGATGATTTACAAAATCATATTATTCATGTTGTTGTTTCAATAGATGTTATTAGTGAGGGAACAGATTTACCTTGTGTTGAAGGAGCAATTCTTTTACGTCCAACAAATAGTGAATCTCTTTATAGACAACAAGTAGGAAGAGTATTACGACCAGCAAAAGGCAAGACAGCGATTGTCTTAGATCATGTAAATAATACAATTACTCATGGATTTATTGATGAGCATAGAGATTGGCAGTTAATAGATAAAGAAGATGAAATAGAGGGCAAGAAATTAGCTAGACCATCAATAAGAATTTGTAAACAGTGTGGACATATTTTTGAATTACAAAAAGCTTGTCCTGCCTGTGGATTTGAAATAACTAAAAAGGAATTAGTTGAGATAGAAGGACAGCTAGAAGAATTAAGAAAAACAAGAGCAAAGTTAACAAGAAATTCGCTTGTAACTTTAAAAAAAAGTTTTGAGACTTCTATATACTCTGACAAAAAATTTGATGAAAAAAATAAACAAAAACTAAGAAGGTTATGCTCTAATGAAAAAATAATATTTAAAAATATATGTAAAGAACATCAAATCGGAGATAATATATCGTTTTACAATCAAATAGCCGCAACAGGGACATCAACTCCTGTAGCAGGAGTGGTTATAGGTTTTAAAGATAATGGATTTGAAGATGTATATCAATATGATTATATAATTCCTGAGATTCCGAAATGGGATTGGATTATAGAAGGAGGATATGACTCTTATTGGTTCCCCGATTTTATACAGCCAGGAATGAAACTTAGTGATATTCCAGATTACATAGATTTAGAATATTGCTTAGATAGGGAAAAAATGAAAGAACAATTAGGCGATGGATTAAACGGTTACTGGTGGCAAGATGTTGTTAAATATCTAACAAAATATCGAGATGAAATTAATATGCGAAGAAATGATAGTAGCTCACAATTTAATTTAAACCGTTTTGAAGTATGGTTTGATGCTGGTTTTGGACGTGGAAAATATACTTATTTACAATCAACAAAATATTCAAATAAAAATGAGAAATCTTTTGCGAGAATAGATTTAGCTAATATGAAAAGAATAGAAACATTTGTAAAGAAAGAACATCGAGGTTATACACCTGTTTTACTTACTCCATACGGAATCAAAGTTCAGAAAGGAAATCAAAAATATATGGTAAAAAATAGAGATAAAATTAGAGATATAAAAGGAACTAAAGATTCTTTATTAGATCAATTTATAAGAATAGTTAAAAAGAATGGATTCAAAGCTGGATATAATATTGATTGGGCATATCAAAATGTTTATGCAAAACAACTTATTAAAAACATGAAAGGATGAATGACATTTTTATTCCTGTAATAGGAATCCCTGCTCCTCAAGGAAGTAAAAGACACGTAGGCAATGGGATCATGATTGAGAATAGTAAACGTGTGAAACCTTGGAGACAAGATGTAAAAGAAGCAGCATTGATTCATTACGATGGAGAAATTATTGATCAAGCTGTAGAAGTAGAAATTATATTTTCATTCGCAAGACCTAAAAGTCATTACGGTACAGGAAAGAATGCAAGGAAATTAAAACCTTCTGCTCCTGTATTTGTAACAAGTAAAGGAAGAGGTGATATTGAAAAACTTGAAAGAGCTACTTATGATGCACTATCTCAGAGTAGTGGAGGTACTGTTCTTAAAGATGATTCTTTGGTAGTTAAGAATAGAAACATGAAACGATATTGCGTAGAAGGAGAACATCAAGGAGCAAAGATTACGATACGAACATTAACTTGCTAA